CTGAGGTTATTTCAACCTCTATTCTATCTGCACCATTTGTTATTGGATTTATAGTTCTATTTGATCTATCGTTAAAGAAATAACCAATATCTGATTGGTTTTCTGAACATTCCTCTAGTCTGTAATCAATTTTTAAATAAAAGGTTCTTTCCTCTCCGGAAAAAACTAGTCCAGAAACAAATTTACTTTCAAATAAACAAACCCAATGAGCAACTGAATTTATAGGAAAAACATACCATCCGGGACTTAATATGAGTGTGACATTGTCCGAACTAACAGAAATGTCTATTTGATTATTTTTGAATAAAGGGTAAGCATGATAATTTATGTTAGGAAATTCTAAAAACCTCAAAGAATCTCCAGTCAACTCCTGAATAGTGGCTTCATCTTCTCCCTTATATACTCTCCATTGTGTAAAAAAATTCAAACTTAAAGATTGATTTAAATAATGATGTTCCTGAATTTCATTTAATTCTGCTGCTTGCAATGGAATTCCAGGTTTAAATCCTTGCATAAAAAAATTGTGCCTACTATTCAGAGATTCATATTTTCTTCCATAAAGAGGCCAAGGACTCAATGGATATGAGTTTTGTGTTAATAGAGGATTATCCGATAAAGATATTGGCATTTTAGATCTGATATGTTGTATCTAATAATCTGTTAACAGAAAGATCTGTTATTTCGATATCAAGAAATGAACCATTAGAAGAAGAATCTAATTTTAACACACAATTATTCTGAGCTGAATTTACCACAGTTATGGGGGTATCGGATAGTCTTACTCTTATTCTATTTGCACCACAAGTTCCTGATTCAAAAGTTGAATCTGAATTATCATTTAAAATCCAACCCTCGTTTGATGAATCTGAGGAACATGGTATATAGAGTAATTCTGGATTTAGTTTTAAATATTTTACGGAGGAACTTGCAAAATCATCTCTGGAAAGTGTCACTGCTCTTCTAAATTCATTATAGATCCAATAGCGCATGCCATCAAGCACAACACAAATCCAACCGATTTCTAATGTTAATGTGATTGATGAACCGGAAACAATTGTAAATCCGGGAGCTTCACCTAGATAACCATTTCCGTATAGAGTGTAAGCTGCATTAGAATTTTCCGATGTTGGTTCCTCGTTATTTTGGGAAAAAAATCTTGCAAGAAATGTAGTATTTAAATTTGTTTGTGTCATTAACATCTCTTGTACTTCATTCAATTCCGATGCTTGCAAAGGAAATCCAGGTTTAAACGCTACATATGGATAATTTTTTGCAGCATCCCCGGCCAAACCCGGAAACAATAAACCAGAAATTCTACTTTTATAGGGTGAAATGGAAAGAGGAAAACTATTCGCATTAATGGTCATGTATTATCCTTTTGGGGTTATTATTCTAAATGTACTTGCAACATTTGTAGAATTATCATCTGATTGAATGGATCTGGTTGTAAAGACATTTGCCTTCAATTGATTGCCTGAAAACTGCTGTATATGTGTTGGTTTTGTGATAACGGAATCAATTACATAATTGATACCATTCACCGTTAGCATATTGATAGAAGATGCATCATCTTTAAAATCTCCTACAACTTTAATTCTGGTTCTAGAGGATTGATCTCTAACTTGAATTATCTTTACATCTTGTTTCTTGCCACCACTATCTGTTGCATATGTTCCATAATTTGACCACTTCGTTTTATCTTCTAAATTAGTTCTATCTCCGCCAGAAATAGTAGTAGATGCTGCAAATTCAGTATACATTGGCTTAATTTCTTTTGTATAGGGAGTAGAAGTTGATTTTGATGCTTTAAATTCATAAGATCCAGTAATTTGAATTGGATTTTCTATTAATGAATAGAAATTTATTTCATTAGGAATGAATACTCCTTCATCCGCCAACTCTCTAGTATATACTGTTACGTTTGTTAGAATATTTGAACAATTTAAAGTTGTGTATGGATCAAATCCGATATAATCATTTAGATCAGTATTGACTATTATTCTAGACATAAGTGTACTTGATGATATTCCACTTAAATAAGATTGGTTAATATCCATCAATACATCTTTATATCCACTACCACCATCTAAAACTTCAATTCCATTTATTTCATAATTTCCAGAAAGATTTATGTATGTTTTGAGTCTTATAGATGCGTCTTCACCTGTTACTGAATTAACAATCAAAGATGGATTTTCTACAGTGCTAATTAAATCAGATTCAGATAACCCTTCAAGATCTATGAATGCAGATATTATAGCACCATCTAATATTTGATTATTTTCATATAGATCATATAAACTGTAAAACGACGAGTTTGGTGATAATTGACTAGTTTGTATTAAATCTTCTACCTCTTCCAATTTTGTTTTAATTGAAATCGATAGATCTGCAGAATCTGAACCAAAAAATACGGATGTGTATTTGTCGTTTTTTCCATCAAACAAATGAAAACAATTCGAACAAGAGATGCCGGGTATTGTTGTAAACAAATCTCCTTTGGAATACTCTACATAAGAATTGTCGGAAATGGCTAACTGTGTATCTTCATTAAAATAAATACCACAATTACCAGAAACACCAGTGCCATAATCAGAACAGAAATTAAATGCTCTTCTATATTGATTTACTTGATTTCCTTCGATATCCAGAAAATCAAAACTGACGATTGGAATCCAATCATTACTTAAATATTTAAAAATATCACTATTAACTCTGAATACTGGCAACCAAGTATATCCATCTTCATATGTTCTCTTACCGTAACTATGAGTTGGAGTTATAGTTGAAACATAATCTCCATCTTCATCTATTCTATTATTTGGATTATTGGATATGCAAAGATATATTAATCTAGTTTGAGGAACATAAACATAATAATTGGTGCTTGTATCTAAATTTGTTCTCCAGTATGAATAATACGAACTTCTATTCCAAGATATATTTGGAACAACACCAATTACATCATTTTTTGTTACTTTAACGGAGAGATGAGCATCTTTCCATGCACTTTGAAAAAGTTTCGGTGAATTGGAATTTAATGTAGAATCGGTTGTACCAAGTAAAAGATATTGGATATTATCTTTACCATATGATTTTACATAGTTTTTAGCATCTGACATTTAAACTCCTATTATGGGCATCCGCCGCATGTTAAACCGTAATTTGGACTGGTGAACCCCTGCACATAGCATAACTGGAACATGTCCGTGATATTTATATCAAAAAATCTACTTGCTGTTATTTCGCCTGTCCAATTAGGATACACATGTGTTGGCATTTCAAACTCTTTATCATACGGATCAGCGCAACCGACACAAGCAGTTAAACCATATAAAGGAGTGACACCATCGGGCCCAGTTCCTATTTGTGTTGTATAAGATGTAGTTAAACCATATGGAAAATAATTTCCAATTAGGGGTGACTCGCATACTGTAAATACTATATCTCCATCACCAGGACCTTGATAATCGGTTATTGTTTTTTCAAAAACAACTTTTAATCCTGCTGGGTGCATCATGTTCAGATATGTGTCACGATATATGTCCGCAGTCAATCCGACTTTCATTAAGTATGAAAAATCCTGAATCCAATCCGAATCTTGCATTCTGGATCCATTTAAATATGATCCTGCTAGATCATTCCTTGATTCATATGATCCAGTTCCACCTTTAAATTTGAATGAATCATTATAGAATCTACCACCATTCAAACGCAAAACTAATTGTTTTGGGTAATAAATTTGTATATCATCTGGACTTATGGAAAATAGTTTATTGAAAAAATATTTCACCGATTCTAGTGTGGTTTTCTTCTGATATAGATTTTTTCTTACATCTTTAACAAATTGAATGAATGATTCCGTTTCTATTTGACCACCGTTTATCTTTAGTAAATTAGAATCAAACCCATCCAAGTATATTGAAATGAAGGATTTATAATAAACTTCTTTAGTTTTTTCTATGTCTATTAAATCTAATAAGTTTTGAGATAAAGTATAACGAGCACCATCGGACTCATCGCAATATAACCAATCATAATATTTTTGCAAAAAATCAAATATAGTAACGGGATTTTGACCCTCAGATTCCATTTTTTGCTTTTCAAAAACTACCCACAATGGAACATATTTTGATATATCAAATACGGTATTACAAGTATCAGTGTTTATATCAATTTCACTATTGACTAAATCAAAAAAATTGTCAATTTGTGATTGAAAATCTTGAGATGCTTGTATTAGGGAAATCATGCCTTAGACATAACCTTTGTTAGATAGATGTTATTTACATTTATTCCCGCATTAATGTATTTTTTAGCAAGAGGTAAAATTACAGTATAGGTATTTGTGGCCACCGGAGCAATTCTTAAAATTCCTCGTTTTATATCAATTTCACCGAATGATCCTTGTATTTCTATACCATTCAAATCCCCTTGAGTATAATATGCTTTTAAATTAATCATTTTAGTCAAATCTGTCTGATATGTTGTGACTAAGTATAACGCAAAATTTCTGCCAATGCTGTCTGTAATATCTGATGTTATTTTTATATTTTCACTTAAACCTATATCAAATTCATTAAATGAATTTATGATCAATTCCTGATTTGGTTCTCCAACCACCCTCATGCTTATTGAAAAATCTTCAGATGACATTATAGCATCAGCAGAATATGCGGAATTTACACTTTGAGATACTTCATCCGCATATAATTCTAAATTGAACTTGTTATATTCTATAAAGTTTCTTTGTATATAATCCTTAATATCGTTTTCGATGTCTTGTTTTTGACTTGGTGTTAGAAATTGATTTTTAAGTTTGAAGGCAATCTCTACTCGATAATCTACTGTTTTTGGTTGAACATACTCTGGTAATATGGTTATTACTGAGTTTTCTTTAAGAATAGTTAAAAGTTTTGAAATATTTGCTTCTTCCAACCCTGTTAATGATATGAAAACTCTTCCGTATCTTGGTGGATATATTTCTTCTCCTCCAAAAATAACAAAGTCATCTTCTCCATTTACAAGGTTAGAATTTAAAACTAATGCTTGATAGTCTCTCTTGGTGACCGCTCTCCCCTGTGAGGAGAACCATTTTGGCGCAACAAATTTAATTAGATCTATATCGGGTTGATCTAGACCGCCATTAGATGGATCACATTCATCACAAGATGTTCCAACATCTAAATTACCTGGCGTATATCCTACTGGTTCTCCTGCCGTAAATGCATATATTCCATTTGCAGCAGAGCCAGATGAAATTACATATCGTATTTCTAACAAATCGCCTTCTTCGAGCGATTTACCCAAACTATTAGTGAATCCAAACTGAACTGCATATCCCCCAGAGGAAAGTCTTTCTATGAAATAGATATTATCTTCTGTCTGAAAATTTGAACCTATATTTCCAACTAATCTCCATGTAGTATAGTCTTCTTGATTGCTTAGTTTTACTCTAGCTCTTATTGAAGATATATCTACATCTTCATTGTTGATGTAATATTTTTGTTTATCGAAATCAAAGGAATTTATTGCAGATGAATCCACAACCAATTCTCCTTCAATTACTTCCAATAGGGTATCGCTATCCTGAATAACACTAGTTTCTAAATTAACAAAGGTATATTGTAATCCGTCTTCATTTATTCCATAAAATGTTTCGTGTTCGGGAAATGTTGCAGATTCTGCTGCTCCAATATCTATACCCGTTACTAAAATTTTTGCCCTTGCTGATCTTCTTCCAGAAACAGTATAACCAAGGGGTTTAGTTAGAGAAATAAGGGACTCTATTCTTTGTGCAGAATCAAGAAACATTTCACTTGCAACCATATTCATATAATAAGCATAGTAAAATGTATTATATGATAATAAATCTATTAGGGTTCTTATTGCAGATCCCTCATAGTTGTAATCTTTGATTATATTTTGCGATTTTAAGTAATTTATAAGACTAGTTTTTATTTCTTCATAGTCCAAACTACCTAAAACTGGTGGTTTTACTTTTGCCAATTATCTGGTCCTTTCTAATGATATTCTTAATGTTTTTGATGCTGGACTATTTGATTCTCTATAAATTACATCAATTAATACTGTTCTTAGTTCGGTTGGTTCTGTGCTAAAAACAATATCTTCGCAAAAAATTCTAGGTTCATACATGTCTAAAGAATTTTTAATTCTATACTTATATCCTAACAGATTAATATCATCGTTTGGATTAACAGGATCAAAATTTTCAAATAGCATATCATAAATCGATCCACCAAAATCTGGTAAGAATGGCCTCTCACCAAGATTAGTTAAAGTGATATTGATTATTGATTGCTGTAAAGCACTTCCATCTTTCTTTAAATTTATATCCTCAGTGAATAAATTCCTGCTAAGAAAGAATGGAAGATCTGAATGAAGATTTTTGCCTATTAATTGCATAGTTGAAATTATTTATAGTATTTTTGATCAGATTTAACCATATTCAACCATTTCTTTATACAACGCTTCCAAACCAGGAGTTATATACTCGGGTGGTCTTTCTGCGGTATCTCTGTTCAGGACTAAAACCATCGACGCACTGTTATCCTTGTGGAATAGATGTTTGATTGCGGTAATTAACCATTTTCCGTGTGTATTTTTTTCTTGTTTTGGTAAACTTGGACTAATTGCACCGTAATGATTAGTTTTAATCAACATACCAACCTTTGGTATAGAAGTATAGGGAACCATGATTGACATTTGTTGTGCGCTCATTTGTGTCATTTGTGCAACTCTATTGAGTGGTGTTGCCAATGGTGTATCCCAGAAATTTGAATATGTTCTATTATATTCAAGATATTCTTTGAACTTGCTATTCTGACACGGACAAATACAACTGCAGGGAGCATCTGGATCACTCCATACACATCCAAGATACTCTTCCCCAAGAACTGTCTTGATTAATTCACATTCCTTTAGTTCTTGCCATTTGCAGAAAAGATCTATGTAACTTGGTTCTGGTTCTTTGGGTTTTTTGTCTTTACACGGACAATTGCAATAAGGATCATTTTGTGGGCATCCACTATATCCTATTGGTGCCTCTGGATTTGCACATACAAATCCTTCACAAATCTTAGATTTTCTAGTAAAGACTAAAAACTGAGATGAGAAATTATTATCAAAAAGATCATAATTTGGTTTCATGGTTGGGGGCGAAACCATACCATAATCGCTCTCTCCACTTAAATCATATTTCCATACATCTTCTGTTATCAGTGTTGGTCTATATAATATATTTGTTCCTTGGGCCCAATTCATTGTTGTGCTCGTGAACCATCCCTGAATTGCTGGACTATGGACATTTATCAAGGAAGTATTTGCATCAACAGAATTGAGCACATTCAATCCACCAGATGCAATTGCATTTTTTCCTTCAGGTGTTAATTGCAACCATCGATCCATTTCATCAGGATACCACCAATAATATTTTTTATACTTATACGCTAAAATATCTCCAAGTATTCCGGAAGAGTCTCCATCTATATCTCCTAAATTTTTAGAAAGCACATGGAATAGTTCTTGGGGAATGAAAATATTTTTCGGTATATGGAATGACCACCATGATCTATGTGGTTTTATTTTTCTATGAGAATACTGAAGATACCCACTACCATGAGCACTCTCTTTGTATTCTGGATCAACATCTGCAGAACGACCATTGTACCAATCGTAACTATTTACATCTTCCTTTTGTATATCTACACGGTTCTCGCCATGGTGCCATTTACTGTTCCACCACCAACCCTTTGGTTCTGAAACATAATATGGGAACACAGTCTCAAACCCAACTTCTGGCCACAATTCCATCCCATTACTGGATAGTGAAGTATCATTCAAATTTTTGTTATATTCGTTCCACCAATCATGACTCTTTGCCGTTTCCTCATCATAAACATTTGATTTTTTAATAGCAACATCGAAGCCATAAGGATCTTGTCCTATTACAACCACATTATTTCTTATTGTTTGTCTTCCCGTTGGTCCTGCAGAAATCGAGACAAGATATGGTAAGAAATATTCAGTTCCTGCATCTCGGATAAAACCATCAGGAAAATCTTGTATAGACTCCAACCCAATTGGGGTTTCAAATTCCACTCTAACATATGATGATAATTGTTCAATTTTTAAATTTGGTGGAATAGAATTTGCAGAAATATTATATAAATTAAAAGTTTGTTGATAACCGGTCGGTTGTGCCCCACCGAGGACATCTAAATCGGCCTGAGATAATATAGAAATATTATCTATAGAAGTAACTGCTGAAACAACCGAGGATCCAACCTGCGAATTTATTGGGGCACTGATAAATGTTTTTTCTGTAACTATTCCAATTCCAGTACATATTGGTGCATATCTACTAGAAAATGGAAAATCATTTAATTTATTTGAATTTACTACCTTATAATTTGAAAAAAGATTTCTAGTTGTTCTAAATGAATTTGGTGAAAAATTTGTGTTATATTTTTGTGAATAATATGGGTTACTGCTGCCGTTGAGGGGTATGTTATATAACCAAGGTCCTATTTGTGCTCCCGTTATTCCTTTATTTCTAGAAAGCAATTCATATCTACTACCCCTTATTGATTTTCTTTTTATTGATTTTATATTAAATAGAGATTTTGGTGTTTTTATCGGATTTGGTCTACCGTTGTTGATGCTTCCGGGAAGACCGGTAGAAAGATCAGTAAATACGTTTTTGCCCGGAAGTTTTGAATAGAAAAATGCTTTTCTATTATACCAAGTGGAATATTGTTGTTGAAAACTCTGTGCAAGACCTGTTGCAAATATATTTTTTGCATATTGTAATAATTTTATTTCTGCGTCTATTATTTTAATTTCTTGCTCTGCTCTTCTTTTTTCTACTTCAAGGTAAAGCGGATTGAAACACAATTTATTGTAGCAATCTCCATTTTGTAAACACTCTCTTGATACCGCAACATTTCCATTCGGTCCAATATAATCATCGATATCAGCAAATGCAGATCCGCCGCCTGGTGTAAATTGATAACTAAAATACCAATTTTCTTCAGTACCTATGTACTGTGCTAGTGTTTTCATGAATTTGTTTTTAGAACATTCTCTACACCAACCCAAAGCAGGGTCGGTGTTGAAATCTACATATGTTTTTGACTGATCTGAAGTGCAATTACAGCAATTTAACTGATCAAATTCAATATCTACATCATTTTGTAAAAAATTATTACATTTCATGCACATCTGTCTACCATTTTCATCTTTTGGTAGTACCAGAAGTGGAACTTCTCCAAGACCATCAATATAATTGAATCCTACACATGCGGAAGGTTCTCTACTAAATACACTTCCTGTTAATGGATCGGTGCATCCTTGTCGTAAGCAAGCCTCCGTGCCCTCTTCGCATAAATCATAATTACCACTAAAAGAAACACCCCCGACAGAGCAGTAAGGAACCCAATATCCAGCATACCATCCGTGGCATGTGTAAATATCAATTAAGTCTTGTGCTTGTGGATACCAGGGCCAGTAGATCGGCCGATCTTCACATCTATCGTTTATACCATCGCCATCTTCATCTGTGTTTCCACCGGCTGCCCCATAAAGACACGCCGACTGATAGGCGTCAAAGGCAAATGATTCACAATAAGCTTCACCAAGAGTATTAGAATAGCATCTACCAAATGGTCCAACCGGCCCACCAGGAGTTTGGTTATACCACCCACCAGCGTCGTCGCGCATGAGCAAGGCTTTACAGTTAATATTCGCTCTTTCACGCGAAGCTTCAATTGTTTGTCTTGGGCAACATACATCAAATTGAGATGCACAACACCAGTGTGACCTTCCTGTAAGTTCCTCAAAGGTATATCCTTGTGGTGTTTGCGTTATTATAGTTTCCCAACATCTATGACACCCTTTGGCCTGCGGATCATTTAGTTGTGTTGAAGCTGGTACATTTGTGTAAAATCCACATCCCGCACAACCTTCTACCTTAAAATCGCATCTTCCTGGTCCATTATAACCATCATCACATCCAAAGCCGCCGCCTTTGGTGGGTTCAGGGCCGCCAGGGTCGCCGGGATCCTGCCCGGGCTCGCAACCCTCGCCCAACAAGAACGAAGATGAAAAACTAATATTGCTACCAAACGATGAAGATTCTAGAATTTTTTGTGAATTTGTTGGTGTTGTTGAATTTTTAGGATATGGTTCGCAGCAAGGTAGTAGTCTTGATTCTATCCATGCATCTGCCTGTATAATATAAAAGTCGGCTTTATTGTAAAAATCTTGAGCAATTTGTTTCTTTTGTTGAAGATTATTTATTTCGGTATCATATTGTGCCAATCCTCTATCTATTACATATTTTAAATATTCTGGTATATTGTTCTTTAAATTATAAAATTCACCTATAGTGCTTTTTAACCATGTATTTGGATCATAATCATATAGACTAACACCTGTTGGGATTTTTAATTTTGGATCATCTAAATTTACAGAAAGAGTTAATCCGTGTTGAATACACTCATTTTCTTTATCGTAATCTAGTAAATCAGTAAACGAACCGGCTGCGACAACTCTATATTCTTCGTTTCCTTTATAGATTCCATTCTCACCAAAAAGAAAATTATAAACATCACCACTAATTCCTAATTGTGCTGGATTTATACAACCAAGATTTCCGGTAAATCCACAAGCAGATCCAATCGATTGCAAGGACTCTAATTGTTGTTTATCCTTTATTCCATAATCAAAACCATTGAAGCAGCAAACCACACAACGGTATACTTCCCACCGTCGTTTTAGATTTTTCATTTTTACAAATTCTTTTCTCTTATCTTCCAATGGTTCTCTAATTTTAGTTTGAATTAGATGAAGTTTTTTAATTTCTAGTTCGGTGATATCAAATTGGGGTTGCCATGCGATATTTGACCATCTGGAATCTTCTTTTCTATCAACATAATCCCACCAAACTATTTTTGGATTATCAGGTTTTGCTCCAAACCCTCTGTCTGCAGAATAATGTATTCCGCTTTCAAATGGATTATTTAAAGTATTTAATTCGTAAAATCCCCAAACCGAATCCGTTGCTAATCGTGAGGGTTTTGTTATTTTCTTTTTTTTGTTTAAAATTGATCCAGTATCAACATCTTCTGGTATTAATTTATATTGTTCAACGTGATTTACTTTGGCAAAATCTCTATGATAATCGTAATCTACTATTGAATAGGTAAACCCTTCAATCGAACTCATAAAATCAAAGTAAGGATCATTATAATTTGGTTTTTGTGAGATGTAGTGAGAGTAAAATGCTCTGCTATTTGTTAGAGAAAGTAAATCATTTTGATTTGTGATGGATACCGAAATTACTCTGCTTAATTTTTGTTCTGAACCCTGGAGATCGTCAGTATTAAGATCGAAGGTTGGTGGACTTTCATTTTCAGATTGTTCCTGTAGAATTTTTTCTATAGATTTAAAGTGCCATCCGTCTCTATCTTGCCAGAAACAAAAATTAACAGCATTTGTGTTTATTTTAGAAACAGAATAGTTTGTCACAAACTTTATCAAAGACATTATATCGATCTGTCCCTGATTGACTCCGGTTGGATAGCTAATATCTTTATGCTTTAACCAAATACCATTTTTTGTTCCTTCTATTTCTACCGGACTTAATCCTAATTTTAAGGAAAGTTCATTTATAAGACCTGGTATTTTATTTTGATTTGAACCAGATTGTTCTTCCTCATCCGAACCAATTGAAATATATCCAATAAAGTCTTTATCTAGATTTAAAAATGAAGTACTGAATATTTTATCAAAAAATTCAGAAGACATGAATTCCATTCTATAAACAATATGCTTATCTGCAACCCCATATCTTAATTCATTTACATTTGCAAAGTCATTTATAATTTTAGAGGAAACAATTGTGAACTTCAATTCAACTGGACTTTGGTTTACTGGAAGATCGATATAACCAAACTTTATTATTATCTTCTCACCACCAACGATATTCATTTGACCTACCCAGTCATTTCTATCCACGACTTCAATATAACCAGTCATATAACCAGTAGAGAGATTTTCTTCAAAACTCAAAACCTTTAACATACTTTCCCCAGAACCACTTGTTTCTGCTGAAACTATGTGAAAAATTTCTTCATCTTTTTCTATTGCGATAGAACTAAGAGCGGATATGAACTGATTTGGGTTGTCTGTTAT